GTTACGGTAGCCATATATCCTCCTCGTTCTTATCACTACTCCAAATGTTATAAGTATTTGGATCCAAATATTCTGCAGTATCTGTTACAATTTGGAATGTAGTATCATCGAGCATAAATATGATACCTTCACGAGCTGCATCAGCTGTCCATGTACCATCACCATTATCAGTAATAATAAGACGATCCCATTTTCTAATAAATGTAATAAGTCCGTTCAATGGAGGAAGATATGCATCATTATCTTCATCACCATAAATAATGCTCTCAATATCTTCTAATAGCCAAGGGTCCATTCTTCTACTATCAAATATAACATGAGCCGTTGAACGATATGTGTCAATTTCTTCTGGAATTCCAGTAATTGTCCATTCAAATTCCTGCGGTTCACTTTCACTAGAAAGAGTAGCATAAGTTTTTTGAGCTGGAACCGCTGTTAGATTATAAAGAAGATGAATTTTATAACCAAAATTAACACTAACCAAATCATTACCAACTCTTGTTTGATAAGAAAGACAAAACCTAGATGGTTGTTGACCAGTTATGAAAAATCCATCTTGATCTTCATGAATTCCTTCGTATTCTAGAAATTCGTCTGGATACGTAAAAGCCTTTAAAGTAGCCGCGAAATCACCGACAGTTACTATGTCATTAAACTTTACGCCATCAAAATAAATTGGTTGAACTTCAGTAGAAATTGTTTCTTCTATAGAAGTTAATCCATTCCAAACAAAACCCTTGCCATCTTTATCATAAAGAACACCTTTATTAACTCCGGTTTCAAAGAAATGTTTACCAATTTCATCCCAAATTAAACTGGCCATCTAACCTCCAATCAACCGGATGTTTTATATAGTGCTTTACGTTGTTCATTTAATTCACGATTTCGAGCAGCAAGTTCGTTTCTAGACATCTTCTTTGGTTTCGAATTCTTAATATTACAAATTCGTATCAAAGCAAAAAGTCTATTCAAATGCCAAATCTCGGTTTCGAATGGAATGTTAAAAGCAACCATCCAATAATAAATTAACTCAGCAGTTATAATTTCTCCTCGACCTTTTCGTTCTGGCATACTTCCAAAAGTAGTAGCCGATTCTTTTGATTCAATATAAGCATTAATTTGATCGAGATTTTTCTGAGTGAGTCTGTCAATTATCCCCCGGGGGAAAATTGGAGTTATGATCATACATTCGATATAGTAAAAAATTTCTTCGGGTTTCTTAGAGACATTAGTCAAAAACGGTTTTTGGTATTTTGACTCCCATTTTGACAGCGAGATCAGAGAATGCTCTAGCTCTAATTCAACGTCTCCAACAGTTTCAAAAGTCTCTGTCTCTTCGTTAAAATATTCAGTTCCTTCTACAATAATCTTAAGCATTCTCCAATCTCCTATCAACAATTAGAAACCAGAAGTTTCTGAAGGAGTTTCTCCACCACCCGATGAAGCAGCAGCCATAACAGCGCCGCCGGCAAACATTGCAATCACTTCATCTGGAAGAGGAAGTTTGGGTTCAGTAGCTGCAGCACCATAAAGAGCAGTTTCAAGCACCGTCAAAGCAGCACCATCAACAATACCTGAATCAACCACAATAAGCGAAGTCGGTTTGAGCCCAGTTACTGGAACTGGAGTAGTTGAAATCTCCCAACTGAAAGTAATGGCCTCAGGGGAATCGTTGATAGTGTTATACGCCTTCTCCGATGGACTGGCAAGACATCCATATACGAGATGAAGCTTGTACCCATAGGCATCACCCTCAAGATCATTGCCAACCCGGGTACGATAGGACAAACCGAATGTCTTACGAGGCTGCTGCCCAACGAAGACACCATCCTCTGGAACAGCCCATCCATCAAACTGCTGCCACTCTTCTGGATAAGTAAAGGCCTCGAGAGTGGCGCCGAACTCTTCCACTGACATAAGATTCAGATACTTGATATTGTCTGCATACTGAGCTGTAGCTTCAGCACCAGATGGCGACTCAGTAATGGTTGTAAGACCATTCCAAGCAACGCCAGTGTTGTATACACCACTAGCATCAGGAATGTATAGAACTCCATGGTCGACGCCGGTTTCGTAATAACGATCACCGACGACATCCCAAACGAGCGGTCCAGGCATTGTTTTTCCTCCTAGAAGAAGAGCTTGTAGACATCGTGATTTAGGTTATCAGCTGTATAAAATCGATCGTATACGCACAATGGCAAAGCTGCGATCTTATCGCCAATGCCACCATCTGGGTCTCGATCAATGACCGTCACCTGATAACGCTTCCTGCGTTTATATGGAATATCATCTGCCCATTCACTTAATTCATAATCACGATGATAAACAATGCAAGGATATTCCATTTGAACAGTAGGCGGTGGTTGAAAGTATACGTTTTGGGTCCCCAGAATATCGGTAAAGACGGCCTGGAGCTCAAGGCGTTGGGCCATTATAAACACTCCCGAGACTGAGGATGAGGCGAGGACTTTTGACTTCTACATTTGTAACAGTCCATAAAGTCCCCGCCCATCGCACGTACTTGATCTTGAAGAAGTGCTCGATGGCGTATTCATCTGCGACAATACTGATGGAATTACCCACCTTAATATCATCGTTTAGACTTTCTCCTGCCTCTAACTTTCGGGTATCTCGAATAACATCTCCAAAATATGCAATTTCAGAAATAACATCTACCCAAACGCCAGATTCAGGAGGGTCTTCTACAGAGTTTCCATATCCAACTGGTCCATGGAATCTAGCCATCGTAACTCCTAGGTAGGATTAAGCCGCAGGCTCAGGTTCCTCAGCGAGAAGTGCTCCACCACTTGGAGCATTCGGAAGTGAACCATGAACTGGCGGGTTGCTCTGACGCTCATTCGGCGGTTCTGGTGAAATGATATGAACTGTGCCCGCAGGCGGAGGAACGAATGTGCCTTCATTGACAACAATAGCCGACTTCAACTTAACAAGCGCTCCTGAAACACGAGTCTCAATAAGATACTTGTATTGGTTGTAATCGATGTCAAAATCATCAAACAAACTGACCTGTCCACCTCTATCAGCGCCGATATTGTAATCAGTCATGTTGACAATAATTCCCAAAGGACTACCTGCTGCTGGATCAAAGATATCAACTGGAATAATCGAAGAAACACGCATTTCCGAAGCAACCTGCTCAAGCGAGGTGTAAATACGACGACCAAGCGTATCCTTCATGAGCATAAACTGTGAAATCAAATACTCACTGGTATATAGAGTCGGCATACCAGTACCACGATACAATGACCGATATGAAATAACAGCATCAACAAAGTTTCCGGGTCCAGCAGGAGCAGCACCCTGTACATCGGCAAGAACCTGAATTACAAAGATTGGATCATCTGTGGCAATCGGACGAATCCGATCCTCGAGAATCTTGTCTTCATCATCAACAGCACGCCCATCGCCAATCAGAATCGCTCGAGCAAGCTCCTCGTCAAGCATTCCACGCATTTCACCCTTGACCCAAGCAACCACATCGAAGTCAGTGATGTCGACAATGTCATCACGATCAAGCTTCTGCTTCTTGTAGATGGTCTGAGGCATGGTTTCACGGCGGGAAGTAGCGAAGAATTGCTCTTTCTTGACTTCTCCCGTGATATAACCCTTGGCTCGAGCATCGTCATATGTAAGATCCGCCCAATGAGTCTTGACTCGAGCGAACGGAGACTTACGAGCGCCATTCAGAACCGAATTAACCCACTCGGTACGACGAGTATAGAATTCAGGAGCTGAGGTAAGAGCAGTGGCTTCTGGGAAAAGCGTATCGATCTGATTAATCCCATGAGCAAGCGCATAATTCTCAACAGAAGCTTTGAGCGATCCAGTCTTCATGGCATCGGCAACAATGCCCTGGATATCCGCATGCGAGAGAACTGGCGAAGAAGTTTCATCGCCCTTCTCGAAGACGTTGCGAGTCATTTGTGTACCTTCCTTATCGGCATTGTCGGAGTCCTTGTCGAGATTATCTTGTTGCATGCTGTCTTCGGTCATGGAGAGCGCTTGACCAAGCATGAAGTGAACAACTTTCTTCTGCTTATCGGTCAAAGAATCAAAGACATCTTGAACCGTCTCTTCATCTTCGCTATCTCCGCCATCTCCGCCATTATCTCCGCCGTCTTCCTTCGGATCTCCACTAGCATGTTCCAGCTCGAGACCCGTATAAATAATAACTTCATCATCAAGAGTGATATTATCACCGTCAGCATGACGAATAGTTACATTCTCGATAAGAGCACCTGGATTTGCCCCAGAAAGAACAAGACTTACTTCACGAATAGCTCCATGAAGAACTTTTCCTGCTCGTTCGACAAGTTCATTTGCCCAAATCGACAACATAGTGATATCACCATGATCGAGAAGGCCCTTTGTATGAACAGCTTTGTCTGACTTATTGAAGAAACCATAAGCATAAACACCATCATCACGATTCTCAAGAATGGCATGCCCAAGAACGTTCTCAGGATCGGTATGACCATGCTGCCAAACAAGCGGAACCTTCGACTTATCTTGATGCTTGAAGGCTCCGGGCATAATGGTTCGACCGTCAGAACATTGGAGTCCAGCCTTGGTCGCGTAACCGCTAAAATCTGCTTCCATTTTGACTGATCCTTTCAAAAGAGCTAGGCCCCAGAACTATCTTCTGGTTGTGGCATGTTGCTGTTTATAAGTTGATCGGCTTTTGGATCTGTCGAAGGTTTGATCCCCATAAATGTTCTAATCTCATTTGCTGAAAGAATCTCATTACGAGTAAACTTGTCAGCAATTTCAGCAATACTATTCACTGGGACCAACTTAAACGGATCACGGAAGTATTGAATACGCTCATCGCCTCGTGAACCCTGAACAATGAATGCTCTTTGCATGGATTGAACGATGGCGTCAACAATTGGCTCAATTGTGCGATTAAAGTAATTGAGCATGGCTTCTTCATTAGCCGTACCATTCATTACCTCTTCGGTCAAACCGAGTTGGTTATACAACATGTTAGTTAGATACTCTACTTGCTTAAGAAGATTGTTCTCAGCGGGTCGATTGAGCTGAGTAATTTTCTCAGTTCCATCAGTATAAGCGATACCGTACTGGCTCCCCTTAAGTTGAAATTCAATGTCCTCACGTCGCTTCTCTGCTTGCTGCCGACGAGCCTCAGATTTAATAACGTAAGGAAGCTGGATTATAAGATCAAGCTTTCCAGAACTAGACTGTTCATCAACTGCATCAAGAAGACCAAGTTTCCTGATCAATCGTTGAAGAGTAGAGTTCGGTTCATTCATAACCGCATACAATGGGTTCTCAACAATTGCTACATAACGTTTTTCTAAAGTAATTTCTTCTCGAACCCCTTTATTTTCATTATATACACTTAATTTTACGTGTTTTGGATACCAACTTACTACTTCTCCGACACGCATACTATAAACATCAAAAATCGCATTTGTATTTGGATTTCTAGTCGTATCAACTGGAACGATTGCTGCAACGCCTTTATCAAAAAGAGTCATGGCAACATCTTGTCTAAACGGTCTTGGAGATTGATCAATATTTGGGGACCAAACAAGACATTCATTTAATTGACTAGGCATATCCTCAATATATCTCTTATTATCATCAACTTTGATGTGTTTAATTTCAAGACCAGCTACATCAACGCTTATTCTAGTATAAATAGATGAAATAATGGATCTTTCCGAATAAACGTTGTGTCTAGGTCTTGACGGAGAACTGTTTCCATAATAAACATTACCACCAAGATCGTATACGTCAGAAGAATCGAGATTAAAAAAGGCGTTCCAAGACTTTTTGATTCGTTCAATGATAGGCAAGATATATCACCCCCATCTTAATAGTCTTTCTTATTTGTCACTCGAACGCCTCCTTGTTAGCCTTATATGCGATATACGCATCCATCATGGCAGAGACATTATCGATCTTTTCATCAGCTCGTTTCTTTAGAAGCTTGCGGTTTCCATTAGTATCTTCTAATGTAACTGCATTTCCCATAGCAAACGACATAAGATCTTGATCGAAGATAAGCTTTCGTTCTTCTGCTAAAATCTTAAGTTCTCCTAATGGAACCGATTCTGTTCGTGAACCTTGAATAACTTTCTCAATTCCAAAAGGACCATTCTCAGCTTCCCATCGAGTGACAAATTCTTTTGCGTTATATGGGTCAAAGCCTAAACACCGAACATCATACTCATTATGACGAATAAATTCATCGAGATCCTCATATACTTCCATCATATCGAGGACAGTTCCATCAAGAACGTGCAAACTTCCTTCTCGAATAAACTCTTCATACTTCATTCGCATAGCACCAGGAAGTTTCATTAACGTCAACGAAGTAATATAACTTCGAGTTTTAACACCAAACGAATAATTAGCAAATGGAAAGAGCAAAGTAAAGGCACAGAAATCGTCGCCTTGGGATAGGTCTGCTCCAAGAGCACACGGCATACCCCAAAACTCTCGGGATCGATGCGGAAGAGTTTCTTCATATGTAAAGAAATAAGTATAACCTTCCATTGGAATTCCAAACCTCTTGGCGAGAATGTCGTTTCTAGAGGCAGGAGCTTTCTCTGCTCTTTCTACATCCAAATGATAGACATCATACGTCACAGTCTTTCCAAGATTTGGATTTGCCTTTAACCATACCGCAGGATTATTAACTTCTTCAATTTCATCAAGTTTATAATGCCAGATGGAAACGTGCGGCGCTTGATATTCTCCACGAAGTATGCTAGCAAGTTCCATTTTGATGGTATCACCGGAACCGTTCCGAACAGTCCCTTCAGAACTGATAGCGACGATCAAATAGTCTTCCATCTTAGAAGCACCTTGCTCAATTGCTCCAACAACATCTTCTCTAATATCTCCAGACAACCATTCATCGATCGTCGAGACTTTAGGCCGAAGACCTTGAAGCTTATTGATCGTCATAGGACGAATCTCAAGCAATGAACCAGTAAGAAAGTTCTCAATACCCTTCTTTGTCGAAGCAAGCTTTACACGTTGAGCTCTAGAACCCGTTGTATTTTGTAAAGATCCTTCTGTAAGAAACTTAAAAAGAGGTCCTCGAGATCTAACAATGGCCGTTCTAAATGGAGACATTACTTCTTCGGCTTGCTTCATGGTTGGTGCTGTTGTAATCTGATGAGTAGTTGAGGTGTCTACATTTAAGAAGTATGCTTGAATACATTGTGCATACATTGACTTCGCTGCACCACGAGCTACAATGAGATACTGTTTGGTGGTTAGTCGTTTCTTTATTAGCTTTTGAACATAATGACCAGGTTGCCCAGGAATTCTTGGTTCTCCTGGTACTGATGGTTCGTAAACACTTCTTTCTACGAAGAAATACCATCCAAAAATTTGTTCAGCCCAAAGTTTGAATGAGTCAAGAAGATGAAGATCACTACCATCAGTAAGAGTGAGCTCAAATTCGCAATATTTGATGAATCCATGTACAGCCATATCATCATAGTAAATATTTGGATTAGCAATCAACTCATCAATACGATTCATTTCCATAGAAATTTCTCTATTAACCGGAATTTCTCCATTAAGAACTGCATCACGAAATTCGCCATAATACTTAGGAGTTGCAGTATTTGATAAAGTCAACTCCCACCTCCAAATTATTTACGCTTAGTTAGAGTATTAATAGCTTCAGAACTAACACCCTTCTTCCTAGCTATAGCTCTAACACCAAGAATAGCAGCACCAGTAAGGACTGTTGTAGCAACCGTTCGACCAGAATTAGACAAAATTTCTGCAGCTAGTCGTTGACCAGTCGAAACATCACGTTTATTAAGTTCATTATAACGCTTCTCCATCTCCATTCTTTTTATTCGACGATCAAGTTCAGCCGATGTCAATTTTGTTGGAGGTTTACCAAATACTGTACGATTAGTACTTCTAGCTTTCCGTTGACCCCAACGCATACCCTTTTTTCCGTAATGACTAATAAATTCCTCTACGTTGGCGTTCACGGAATTGTCTCCTCTTCGGGCGGCATTGGATCTGTCGGATCAAGCTCCCATTCACGGAAGACGTTAAGCCTCCATTCATATTCTTTGATTTGATTATTGACAGCTTCAATGAGGAACGATGTTGACGGAGGATCAAAGAGAGACCTTACCTTTAGGTAAATATATGTCTTGACCGTATGAAGCTGATTTGGCGGAACAGCATAATCATTCCATACTGCGGTTTCATCTTCAATCATGAATCCGCCTACAGGGCCTACGCCAAGCTGATCAAGAACAGAGAAGGTGGCGTTTATATGCGTGATCACATCCAAATCGAAGGGTGTATAACTTTCATCAAGCCCAAGAATTTTCTTAGTGCTTTTTAGGATGCTCTCTTCCATTTTCACCTCCTTGTTTTTACCAAAGCTTAGTATCATTTCGATTTCTAGTAATAACCACCTTTGGAAGACCTTTATTATTACCAAAATGAATAGCATTATGCGTATTTTTAGTGGTTGTTATGAGATATTCTGGATCAAATATCCACTCTTCGCCATGAATAATATCATCAGCCATCATTGGATTAATATGATGAACTAATATATCTCGATAAATTTCAAATCCAGGAATACCTAAATCACAGCCATTATCCCGTAATATAACCTCTTCACGAGCTCTTTTCCATTCATATGACGTATAAAAACCTTGATTAATATAACGATCAAACCCAAAAGTAGCACTTCCAACAACATCACCTAATTTTAAATATTCAAATCGTTCATCAAACGTATTAAAACGAGATAATTCACGATATGTTCTAATCTTCGTCATAATCATCAATTTCCTGTACTTCTCGACCAGCATATGAACGCATAGCATTCAAAGCTTCTGCATAAAGCTCTTCAACTCGCTTTCCAGAAGCAAGTAGTTCTACTTTAGAAGTTAAAAGCTCATTTTCTCGTTTAAGACGCTCTTGCTCCAACCTTTCTCGAGTAGAACCAAGTTTCAAATAATGAGTAATTACTTGCGACGAAGCAGTTCCGGCAGTAAGTTGTTTCTCAGCGAGATCAATGGCTAGAGATACTAGCTGATTTTCTCTATTCTCTTCAGTAAGCGCAGGTCTACGAGGCTTATCTCGTCTAGCCATAGACCCTCCTTCTCAATTCTATTAATTCACTGTACCTGTTCGAAGAAGTCACTAACCCGCCATGGAGCGCCTGCTCCTCCACCATCATCTTCCGGAGGCAGTTGACCAACCAACGTACAACCGCGCAATTGTTCCTTTGTAACTGAAACATGAGGAAGATTATCCCGATGGATAGTGGCTCGAGGCTCAGCTGAATAACCAACCTGCCATAGAACTAGTGGATCAATTTGACCAACGCCAACAAATCTAGCATAAGCATCAGTCACTTCAACATACAGCAAAGCCATGTCATCTCCTTCTGGTTGTGGCTCAGGTACAGGAATAAATCCTACAGCTACATCGTTACGAAATTCATCCATATCCCACATATCAGAACCACTAGCATAATCAGATTCACCTGCAGGATCAATTTTACGACTAGGCGCCCATTCAAAATGACTATGCACTTGAGCAGGCGCAATATTATACGCTGAGCCAAGAGCTTGAACGAGTTTCACATACGAATCTTGTTGAAGCCCAGGCCAAGGCTCGCCAACACCGTTGTTGCCAGCTTCAATAGCAATTGATTTCGCATTCATATTATCATCAGCAACAATGCCGCAAGGATCTACTCCAGATCCATTGGTATTTGAAGCCATACCAGCCATTACATAAATACTACCATCACGACTAATATAAAGATTGCCGCAAGGAGCATCTTGATGACCATGGACCATATAATTGACATCCGGCCATCCGTCGCTATCAGGGCCACTAGCAGTATGATGAGCAATAATGTGATTAGGCGCATCCAACTCGTAGCCGTCAGTTGAAGCTCCACCTGCTCCGCCACGAGATCGATCTTGCCACCCTTCTACCTCGATGACGGGATATCCAGTTGAGCGACAAACATCAGCAAGATCAGTAAGCACTTTACCCATTAGAGCGCCTCCAAATCGTCGCGAAGATCCTCGAGCTCTGTTTGAAGTTCGGGATGTTCATCAATAAAATTATAAATTACCCGACGCATATCATGACGTCGATTTTCAAAACGTGCATCATCATCTTTACGAGCTCGAAGATCTACGATAACGTTTCTAATTACAGCTATACGAAGATCTGAAGGATCTCCAGCATCATAAGCATCTTCAGGATCAAGATCACCAAAAACTACTGTATCAGACATTAATATAATCTCCTTCTATGATGCGCCTACTGGTTCTAGAGGCCATGTTGGAGGCCAATTGGCTTGAACGGATGCAAGAATATCACTATCAGAAATAACCGCAGGATCTTTACCAGGAGCTGGATTACCACTCTCAATAGCATATTCATAAGCCGCCTCAGTACTAACACATAGCGGCCACATAAAGACGGCTTGTGGCCAAACACTACCCTGTCGAATAGCCTCACCGAAATCAGTTTCTGCTAGTGATGGATTAGCCCAGGCTTCTTTTCGAACAGCAGCATCCAGACGGCCAAGAAGATCACTATCTAGATTCTGTTGCGTCAAAGTGGTATAGCTCATAATCGTATCCTCTCAGATCCATTCTCGCCTATCGGCCCATACGCCGCTTGTGACATTACATACCATGGGGCACGGCATTCCATTACCAGAACTATCGTACATATTTCCATTACCTCGACAATTAGCTTCTGCCATTTGTTCATCCGTTCCGCTCCACTGCTGATATTTAACCGGGCCCTCGGTATAATCAGAAGCTACCCACACTACCCGTACCGCCGATCCCGAACCAGAATAAGACGCTGGTGCAATGCCGCCATCAAACTCGTAACGCTTACCCTTCATCCACACAACACCTGGTTGAATAGTAATACTTTGATCAGGATTGAGAACAGACTCAAAACCAGATTCAATTCCATTCAATTCATCAAGTGCCCAAGAAACATTACCAAGAGTCATCCATCCTGCATTAGTAACACCTGATCCCAATTGATCCGACGTTATAAGTGTGCCGCCGCCTCGATAACTATAAAGATTAATATCAAGACGAGCCAACTGACCACCATTAGCAGCAGGCACCCACCAAAGAGAGTGTTGACCACTATTAGCTGGATTACCATTAATGAAAGGACCATAACCATTCTTAAAACTAGAAAAGGCATAGTTAGCACTTGGACAGTTACTAGCTCGAGTAATAAGTCCTCGCAAATAAACGACTCCATTACGCCGCGTCATACCAAACGGTTGAAATTGTCCTCCATAATTTGACCACCCATTCATCAATGTTCGAGTAACCCAAGTCGGATTACCAATGGCAGCAGGAGGAGTGCGCCATTGCGTATCTCCATCCGTTGTGCTATTCTTGGTGAGTACCTGAAACGGCTTACCGCCAATAGGCACTGGACCACCGTGCTGACCTGTATCACCTTTATCGCCTTTATCGCCTTTACTGTCAATCTTCCATACTTCGAGTATTGGACCAGCTGGATCAGTTCCACCACCCGGATATATAGTCGATATATTTTTGTTACCACCAGTCTGATGATTTGCCCCAAGCGTCACTACATCGCCGGCATTCAATGTCCACGCACACGCACAATGCTGTTCAAAGTATTGCTTAGAAGTTTGATTTGGAGCATCTCGAACTACTGGAATACCATTAACGAAAATAATAAGTGCGCTATTAGTAACTAGCCCAGCTTCCCATCGGCAATGAGCAGCAAGGAGATACCGCCCACCAGCACCAGCCGGAACCTTTAAACCACCACTGGCACCATCATACCAAGTTGCTCCAGGCGTTACTTCAGTCATTATCGTTGTCATTACCACAGTAGACGTAGCCGAACCTATAGCTTGATCAACATTACGACGTGCTCGAGCCCCATATTCGGGAAATCCACCACTCTGTATTTGGATCCACTGTGTGCCATCACTTAACCAAAGCGTGTCACTTGTTGTATTGAAATACATATCACCTTCAGCTCCAACTGGTGGAGCAACGGCATATGGTGCTGCATTAGTCGTTCCAAATGAGCGAGGCATCAGCCCACCACCACTACTCGATATCCCGTCAATGTATTTGGATTATAACGCAATGTTACAGTATTAACGCTAGTAGCTTCCCAATCCACTTCAACTGCTTGATACGGACTTGCCCCATTGATGACAATAACTTGTACATCTCTAGTATTTAGATTATGAGTAACAACTTCTCCAGTCGCATAAGCTACGTTACCAGCAAGAGCAGCGGCGTATTTCTTCGTCATTGTGGCAATGTCAGATTTCAGTGCCACCACCGAAGAATCAACTGTAACTGCATCAGCAACAATAGTAATACCTGTGCCAGGATTGACATTGACAGTATTACCTACGTTGGTAAGACCTTGCCCCCAACTGTAAGTACCTGCTCCTGCAATCTGTTGGAACTGAATTGTAGTCGTTCCAATTGTAATAGGAGCGTTGGTAACACAAGTCCATTGTGTATCGGCGTAAGTTGTACCTTCAGAAATATAGACAGTAGCATTAACCATTTCGGCAGCATTGTCATTGTCAGTTGCTCGTGACCATGCGCCAGAAGCCACAACATAAATGCCGTTTTGCGACGGAGTAGACTGATTATTAAGCAGAATTCTATCACCATCAACAAGCGTCACACCATCAGTAAGGCCGCTTGCGGGAATGCCTGTTAGAGGAATATTGGCCGCACCATAAGCTCGCACTGGAGCCTTCCAAGACAGACCATTAACAAGACTATCCACATAAGATTTATTGGCAGCATCGCCGGCCGATGCTGGAGTCGCAAGATTGTTAATGACATACCCGCCCATATCCAATGCTGCGACCGCAGGACCAGTCATACCATGACGGTGATCCTCTCGAGCATAATTAGCACTAGTGCCAACTACAGGCGTGACACCAATAGCTTCATTAGTGACAGTGGTTGCTGGAGAGAGCGAACCACCTGACATAGCCGGAACCCAGGTCGTACCATTCCACCACTTAAGTATTTGATTAGTTGAGTCATACCAGAGTTGACCAGTAACCGGTGTGGACGGCGCAGTCGGGATATTCTGAACTCGCGCATTACGAAGCTCGTTTTGACTGAGATCGATAGCGCCGTAGAAGACAGGCATGGCTTCCTCCTAACTCAGATATGCCTCGCCGCCCACGGCAGCTGAGAAGATGAGACGAACATCAGTAGCGCTCATATATTGAATCTCCGGGATGACCTCCCTCCCGGTCGAATCAACAACAGCAACGTTGGGCCAAAAGTCCAAACCATGCGCAATATCCCATTGCGTCAACGGTGTGGACTGCACATGACGGTGCGCAATTGTTGGTGTAGAACCAGGAGGACCTTGAGGACCCATAGCAACGCTGGTGCCAACAGCCGAATAGAACTTGACGGAGATGTTAGACCGGAACGAACATGGTAACGATGATGGCGCCCAATTGCCTCGCCAAGCAATAATAGGATGATCGCCTTTGGTTACAGACAGGTTGAGTTGTGTATCGCCGATGGTGTCCCAAGTATTTGGAGCTGGACTCGCCATCTCTCCCCATGACAACCATCCTTGACCATCTGGAGCCATGAAATTCGGAGCATAGATGCCTTGTCTGGCGTTAACGTTGAATGTGGAATTACCAGCATAAGCACCATTAGACAACACCTCAATCCAGCCATCATACTCGACTTCATATGTACCATCAAGAAGTGTTATGTCAATATTACCATCAACTGCCCCAACGAGAGAGATAGGCAAGAACACGACCTTGTATGGAGGATATGCATTGAGCCCACCAGCAGCGACAATCGGTCCTCCATCGACCCACTCATCGCCATCCCACAACCAAATATGTCCAGTATCAATACTGATCCAAGCATCGCCTGGGTTACCTGTTGGTGGCAAATCATCGGGCGCTGATGGAACGCTGCCTTGAATGATAAACGACTGCCCAGGAGTACCAGGTTCACCTTGCGGACCAGCCGGACCTGGCGGGCCAATCGGACCGATAGGTCCTTGATCGCCTTCTGGACCTGGAGGACCTACTGCTCCATCTAATCCATCATCTCCAGCCGGGCCTGGAGGACCAGCCCAAATAATTGAAACCGCCTTGGAGGATGGCTCGACAACAATCAACTGAGTGCGTGAAATTACGTTGATTTCGCCACTCATTCAGTCACCGTTCCTCTAAAGGTTACCTCCAATGGTTGATCAAATACAGGAACGGGTTCCGAACCAACGATACGTTTAAGATCCATATATCCAGTGACTGCTTTGATTTGAGCGGTTATAGTATTATCAAGTCTTAGAACAAGTTTTCCATCGGTGCCATCGGTTAAAAATGTCACTGTCCAAGTAGCAAGAAGAGGAGATTCCACATCTGGCTCAGACCGAATTTCACTTGTAATAACGTCAGCGGATACATCTATACCCATGTCGACATAAACGGTATTCGTTCGATTTTTATGAACAATAACTTTATTACTCATGGTCCCTCCTAAGCACTTAGATCCCCATACACTACCCACGTATTAGTAGAAATCTTTTTGGCCGTAGCCTTGGAATACTGCGCTCTCATCTTCAATCCAGGAGTACCATTAACCGTTGCACCAGAACCAGCTACAAACGTTGGTTGACCAGTTCCAAGCCATAGGAAATCCACTTCTGCGCCAACAGGAAAAGCGGCAGTAGCATTAGATGGCAAAGTTACAGTAATCGCTGCTGCATTTGAAAGACTAATCATCATGTTTTCATGCGCTACACCTGGTGTAAACGCTGTTCCTATATCAGGATTTACAATGCGTCTAGCAGGAGCGACATCGGCACCGATTTGCAAACCTAGAGTGATTCGCATGCTGGCAAACGAGTTATCATCACACAATGACTGAGCTTGAGTAGTGAAAATAATTTCCTCTACATTACCAGCACCACTGGTTGTACGACCTAAGACTCGAGAGGAGGAAGAGACATTCTGCATCTTCGCATAAGTAACAGCATCGTTGTCAATTGTGAGTGTTGTCCCGCCTCCGCCTACAATAATATCGCCCTTATCACCGTCGGTTAGGCCACCTCCTCCTGAACCCGGCGGACCTTCCGGTCCTTCTGGTCCTTCTGGGCCTGCGGGGCCTACTGGACCGGCGTTAATTACAGCAACAGCGCCTGCTCCTCGATCGACAATTATGTTTTGAGTACGTGAAATTACATTAATTGCGTCGGCCATTGTCTCACCCCTGACTCAGATCGGAAATGTTCTCCCAAAAGTTCCCCCGGGGCATTTTTTGGG